AAGAAGCTGGCTTCACGCCGGACAGGATAGCCGAGAACAGCTTCGGCAAGCCCACTCCGCTCCCATATGCCGTGTATATGTATGGCAAAACAACACCGTTTTGTGCCGATGATAAAGCGCTTGCAAAATATCAGGGCATAGTCATAGAACTGTATACCGATATGCGCCGGAATCAGGAGCTTATAGACAACATATGCTCGGTGCTTGACAAGTATGAAATAATCTACGAGATTTCGGAGGATTACATAGAATCCGAAAAAACCTACAGGGTATCATTTTATTTTGAGGAGATGTTTTAAATGGCAGACGCAACAGTTACAAAAAAGCCGAAAGTTATGTATGGGCTTAAAAATATACACTACGCCATACTTACCAAGGCTGAGGATGGCACAGTAAGCTATGGCACTCCCATTCGCTTTCCAGGAGCAGTGAATCTTGCGCTGAGTGCAGACGGTGAAACGACCGAGTTTTACGCGGATGATATGGTCTATTATTCTGTTGAGCAGAATAACGGCTATACTGGCGACTTTGAAGCCGCACTTGTACCGGATGATTTTATAATCAACGTCCTCGGTGACGAAAAGAACGCCGACGGCATACTCTATGAGGTCGCCGGAGTTGAGACAAAGCACATTGCCTTACTCGGCGAGTTTGCAACCGATGCCGTTGCTAAGAGAATTTGTCTGTATGACGTATTATGTGGCAGACCGGATATCTCCCACAAAACCAAAGAGAAGACAAACACACCGCAAACTCAGAAAATGTCTATCACCGCAAGACCAATAGAAATCAACGGTAAAAACTATGTTAAGTGCAGTACTACGCCGGAGACATCAGCTGACGCATACAATAATTTTTTCAAATCCGTTAAAATGCCGGGAACAACAACAGCGTAACAGCAGCAAGGAGGACACATGGAAAAGACTATAAATATCGGCAATAAGCCGGTGCGCTTTAAAACAAACGGTCTTGCCTTGCTGATCTATAAAAGAGAAACAGGTCGGGACTTAATTCCCGATCTGTTTTCACTTTGCGGCGGCAAGGATGAAATCGAAGACGTCAACGCAGGAAAATCCGTTGATATCGAAAAGCTTGATATCGAGGCGATTATGAATATCGCTTACGTCTTTGCACGTATAGCGGATAATGCTATCGACGCGCGGGATGAATGGCTTGCATCTTTTGATTCCTTCCCGATTTCCGACGTCATAGAGGAGCTTATCCCGCTGGTTATAGAGTGCATAACAACGGACGCGAAAGTAAAAAAACAGTTGGCGACGGCGGGTCTGAACCAGAAAGCGAAGTTTTCAAAACGGAAAAAGTCCTTCTGGCTGCCACGCAAGCGGGCTTGACCGTCGCCGATTTTGAACATATGTCTATAGGCATGGTATTCGGCTACATAATCGAGTACGCCAATGCCATTGAGGAAGCGCGTGAAGACAGTGGCAACGGTGGCGAGGAAGTACGTCAGGCAACAGCCGAGGACTACATAGCATTTTAAATCTTGGGAGTTAATATGGCTACGAAAATACAGGGCATAACAATTGAAGTCGGCGGCGATACTTCGCCGCTTGCAAAAGCGTTTGAATCGGTCAACAAGGTTATATCGTCAACTCAGACTGAGCTTAGACAGGTCGAAAAAGCTTTGAAGCTTAATCCGAGCAGTACTGAGCTGCTAACGCAGAAGCAGCAGCTTTTGTCTGAACAAATCAAAAACACGTCCGAAAAAATAAGCAAGCTGAAAGAAATCGAACAGGAAGTCCAAAAGCGCCGCGAAGCTGATCCGACAAACAAAGACCTTGCACAGCAGTTGAGAACTGTTCAGCGTGAGCTGTCCAACACCGAGGCAGGCTTGCAAAAGCTTCAAACCGAGTATAAAGACACCGAAAACACGCTGAAAAATCTTAATCAGGCAGTGGACGACGGAGCGGGCAAGCACCGAACCTTCAAAGACCGCCTGGCAGGAGTTTTTCAGGGCTTAAAAGACTTTGTTACTGGCAATCATGAGGCAGCAGAAGCGGCGGGAACGTCGGCAACTGAACTCAACTCAAAACTTGAAATATGGGATAAGTTTTCAAGCGTTGTCGCCAACGCCGCACAAAAACTCTTTGACTTTGTTTCAGGTGCGGCACAGAAAGCCGACGACCTCAACACGCTTGCAAAAGTAACCGGACTGACGACTGAGGAAATCCAGAAGCTACAGTATTCTTCGAGCTTTGTTGACGTTGAATTTGATACTCTTTCCTCTTCGCTTTCGCACCTGACTAAGTGCATGAGCGACGCTCAGCGTGGAACAGGTGAGGCAAAGTGGGCGCTTGATGATTTGAGGATATCGCTTATTGATAACCACGGTCAAATGAAAAGCAACACCGAGGTTTTCTATGAGATAATCGACAAGCTCGGCAAAATAGAAAACGTCACTAAACGTGATTCCCTTGCTATGGCTATCTTCGGCGAATCAGCTCAGAAGCTCAATCCGCTTATTATGGCAGGCTCAGAACAACTCCGAGCCTTGGGAATTGAAGCGGAAAACGCCGGAATCATCATGGCGCAGGATACACTTGACGGTGCTAATCAGCTTAACGACATTTTGGATAAGCTTAAGCTTACGATTGCCGGAGTTGCGGCGGCTGCCGGTGCTGAACTTGCCGGAAGCATGGTAACATTTTTTGAAGCTATAACGCCATTGATTCTTGCACTTGCCAAAGTGATAGCACTTATCGGAAAAATTCCGCCGCAGGCGCTAATAGTAATCGGCATCATTATAACCGCCGTTACCGCGTTCATGAAAGTCACGCAAGCAGTCTCGGCGGCAAAAGGTATGTTTGAAATGATGAATCCCACAATGTGGAAAACAGTAGGAATCATCATGGCGATAATAACCGCACTCATTGCTCTGATTGCCTTAATAGTTGTCTTGACCGACAAAACGGAAGACGTCGGAAAGGTCGGTGAGGCTATTGAGCGAATGTCAAGCGATGTCGGAAATGTTGATGTTAGCGGTAGTAAAATCCCCCGCTACGCAACCGGCACGAACTACCACCGGGGCGGCTTGGCTTACATCACCGAATACTCGCCGGAACAGCTTAGTCTGCCAAACGGTACGAATATGGTAGTAATGCCGCGCGGTACAAAGGTAAATCCGAATGTTTCCAGTGCTTTAAGTTCCGGAGCGGGCGGCGGAGATATCTTCAACATCAGCATAAATGCTAACAACGTCAAGGAGTTCAACGACATAATAAGGCTCGCGGAGCGGGCACGACAGGAAAGAAGGGCGATGTAGTATGGGCATAGAAACAACTAATTATTGGTGTAAGTTGATGTACAACAACTTATATAGCACAAGTGAGGTTACATCTCCTATTTGTCACGTTAGCTATACAATTCCACCGGGAACTGGGTCATTCAAGCTGCCGTATGTCTATTTTGTAAAGACAGAGCGTGCTCTGACAAAGAAACGATTTATCGAAGAAACAGGTATATATGCGGCTGTAAGTGGCTATAACTATGGGCAATATCCAATTTACGGCTTTAATCTTGGTGCGGTTAATACTTATGTGCTGCAAAAGGAAGAAACAGCTATATATACCGTATCGCCATCTTATATAGATATTTACACGATGTATGGTAATATGCCACCATACTATGCTGTGACCTTGGAAGATATTGTATTGTATCCGCAGAATATGTCCCCTTCTGCCTCCGCTGTTGCCGCCGACAAGATAACATTTTCATGGTCAATAGAAAGCATCTCCGGCGAGGACGGCGAAGAACGATATCAAAAAAGCGCAACGATACAGTGGACCGCAGACGATATAAATATCAATACTGTTGGGGTTGGAGAAAAAATCTACTCTCACGAATTCCCGGCAAATACTTTTCCTTTAAACACAAATATAAAATGGCGGATGAAGATAGTATCGGATGATGATGTCGACTCCGGCTTCACCGACTGGGTGACTTTTTCGACCGCCGACGTCGCCGGAACTGTAAGAGGACTATCACCAAACAACACAATTATTGATGACGATGTAATCAACCGGGTATCCTGGTTGTACAGCCATCCATACGGCAGACAGCAATCAAAATTCGAGCTTGAAATATCCGCTGATGGTGTAACGTGGCATCCATTTGCGAGTGAAGAAACCACCTACTGCTACTATGATATTCCAGCTAAAACCTTTGCTGCTGGCACTGCGTGGTATCGTGTCAAAGCCTACAGCCAAAGCGGAACAGCGAGCGACTGGGCGGTTGCAAGCGTTACTGTCAGGCCGAAGCCCGCCGCACCGTCGATATTTTCTATAGACGGAAGCATAGACAGACCGACTATCAGCTGGGAAAGCAAAGGTCAGGAGGCATATTTGCTTGCAGTAATCGATTCCGATGGTGTTGTAGTATATAGACACTATGCAGCCTCTCCAGAGCGGTCACATAAAATCGCCGTACGAATTGACAATGGGCAGTATACAGCGATTCTCAGAATCCGGGACAAATATAATTTTGAAAGCCCGACTGCTAAAAGGCAGTTTACCATATCGGCAGAAAAGCCGCCGAAGCCGACAATCTCCGGCACGGCGTATGCTACATACAATGTGATATCCTTCCCGAGCCTTAACCGTGCGGTACTTCTGCGGAATGACGTCGCTATAGCGGATATCAGCGGCTTAGATACATATTACGACTATACAGCGCCCCAGAAGTGCGAGTATCGCGTAAGAGCGTTATCTGATACAGCATTTTGTGACAGCGATCCGCTGACTCTCGCTGCCGCAAGTAGGAGAATAACTGTTGTACTTGCAGATAATCACGATGTCCGCGCTCACCTTATCTACAGAGCAAACACACGTCCGGAACGCTCAACGACTATAGAAGCCGAAAGCTCGCTGCTTTATTTCGCCGGTCGGAAAAGTCCGGTCGCAGAATACGGCGAGCATATCACGCGGACTAAAACGCTGTCTTACTCGCTTCGCAAGCGCGAAGACCTTGACACGCTGATATCAATGGTCGGCAATTCGGTTATCTGGAACGACAAAAACGAGCATATGGCGGCGAGTATGTCCGGCATGAGCTACAGCGAGCATAACGGCTATTACGACATATCCTTTACCCTTACCCAGATTGATTACAGTGAGGCGATAGCATATGACTAATGATATATATAGCGGCGGCTCACGCAAGGTTACTTTCAGGTATGACATCATACGCGGACTTGTCAAAATCGGCGAGTCTGATGTAATAAGCTGTTCTATCAATTACGATTCCGAGGCTACAATCAAGCGCACCGCGAAGTTTAAACTGTCGCACGATATAAACTTCGACTTTTTAAACGACAAGCTCCGCGCTGTTATGATATCTAACGGCACTGAATACGCGCTCGGCACATTCATACTATCAACGCCGACGCTAAGCCAGGATTCCTCCTCAGCAAGCTATTCCGCCGAAGCATACGACACAACAATCATCTTGAGGGAAGACTGCTTCACGGAGCGGGCTTACTTCCCTGCCGGCGAAAAGTACGACAACATAATAAGCAGTATCTTGATATCTGCCGGAATCACCGACTACCGCATACCAAATATCGATGTTAGGCTTCAGGCTGATCGAGAGTTTGAAATCGGTACACCGAAGTTAGAAGTATGCAATACACTTTTGGATGAGGCAAATTATAACCCCCTTATCGCGGACGAATACGGACAGATTACAACGTCCAGATATACTGCTCCGTCCCTTGCTACAGTAACACGCGATTACTGCGACGACGAATTGAGTGTTATATCGCCGATTCTGGAATCGGAAGCTGATTTTTACAACGTCCCGAACGTCTTTATAGCGTGCTGCAATAACCCCGAGATGGAGCGGGAATATTACAGCGTTTTTGAAAACAACAGTCCAAGTTCCAAGCTGTCAACGGTCTGCCGGGGAAGAAAGATAGTGAGCGAGGTTTACAAACCTGACTGCATTGAATCCCCTGAGGCTCTTGACGAATACGTCCGGCGGAAAGCCTCGGAGGCTTCGGCGGTGTTTGATAAGCTTAAAATCAGCACCGCGCTAATGCCGGGGCATGGGTACCATGATATCATCCGTGTAAGCTGCAAGGATATATCTGGGATATATCTTGAAAAATCGTGGAGCACGGAACTGAAAGCGGGTGCGCTTATGTCGCACGACCTCGTGGGGGTGTATCAATATGATTTATGACGAACTTTTCACCGATACATCAGGCACAAAAAAGGAAGAACCGAGCACCTTTTTAGCCGAGATTGACGGAGTTTTTGAAGACGGCGTATCGCTTATCATCAACGGCAAAGCAACCAAAAAACATTATCTTGTAAATACGTCCTGCACATACCAGAAGGGCGACCGGGTAAAGGTCACAAAAATAAGCGGGACTTATTTAGTCGATTATAAAATCGGAAAACCAATATAAGAAGGAGTGAAAAAGATGAGCTACGCTATTAAAGACTTAACGCTTGACGTTTACAAGGAAAGCCGCGTAAAGCCGATCGTCACAAAGCAGTATGACGTAAACTCGCGCTTTTTGCGAGTACAGCTTACAAGTGACGGCGAGCCTATAGCAATTAAAAGCGAAGATTATGTAGTAATCAACGCTCAAAGATCAGACGGTCAGGAAAAGTCTTTCAGAGGCACTGTGGATGAAGATGGGCGGGCACTTGTACCTATAACACACTGGATTCAGGAGATTAACAATTATGTGGTGTGCAGCATTTCCGTCATTGATGGTAAAATGCGCCGAAAGCTTACATCATCCTCTTTTGAGATAATTCCGGAATCAGCCGAGGTTACAAATCAATACCTGCCGGAGGATGATAGCTACGACATACTTGTAAGCCTGATAAGCGATTGTAACAACATCAAAGGTGATTTGGATACAATTACAGCAGAGGCTATCGAAGCAGCTGAAAAAGCTGCCGAAGCAACTGACAATGCCGTAAAAGTCACTACAGAATTGACGAGCTTGATGTCAAACATTGAACAAAAACTAAGTGAAAAAATGCCGAACTATACAATCGGCGACGGTCTTGCAGTAACTGACGATACGCTTCATGTTACGCTTGACAGTAATGTAATTATTGCAACCAGTGAAGAAATAACCGAAATGCTTAGTGAGGTGTTTGCGGGGTAATACTCCGCGCCTCGTTTGCATATAAAAAACAAATTATTAGGAGGAAAAAGATTATGGCATACGATGAAACAAAACTTACGAGACTTGCAGCACTTAAGGCGCTTGCAGAAAAGGTTGAGACCGACTACGCAACCAAGACCGAGGTCAATGAAGTTAAGGCAAAGGTTACGACACTCGAAAATGCTGGCGGGCAGCCCAACGTCATCGAAAAGATTAACGTAAACGGCACAGCTCAGACGGTAACATCCAAGACAGTCAATATCAAGGTTCCGACAAAGGTTTCTGAGATTACAAACGACTCTGGTTTTCAGACAAGCACACAGGTTAATACCGCTATAAGCACAGCAATATCAAAGACCGGGCACGCTTCCTTTAAGAAAGTAGATACTGTTCCTGCGGCTTCTACTGCTCAGGAAAACATCCTTTACCTTGTAATGAATTCCAGCACTGGTCATTATGATATTTACGCAAAGGTTGGTACTGAGGTGGTTCTGTTGGATGATACAACAGTTGACCTTTCCAACTATGTACAAAAGGTAAGCGGCAAGGGTCTTTCCACGAATGATTACACAACTGATGAAAAGAATAAGCTGGCAGGAATCGCCGCTAACGCAAACAACTACACTCACCCAGCTTATACAGCTAAGTCCTCGGGACTTTACAAGATAACCGTTGACGCTATGGGACACGTTAGTGCGGTTACAGCCGTTGCTAAGGCTGACATTACAGCTTTAGGAATACCATCGACTAACACTACCTACTCTGCGATGAAAGCCGCTACAGCGAGTGCGGCTGGTGCTATGGGTCTTGTTCCCGCTCCTGCCGCTGGTAAGCAGACTTCGTTCCTTCGCGGAGATGGTACTTGGGTTGTGCCTACTAACACCACTTACAGCCCTGCAACAGCTTCCGCCAACGGTCTGATGTCGTCTGCGGATAAGACCAAGCTTGATGGCATGATTATCGCTACTGACGCGGAAGTAACCGAGATGATTAATGCGGTGTTCGCCTGATACTATGAAGTATAAAGCATTGAATCGAGGTGCAGAGAATGGCGAATAAAATACCGGTATTAACACAGCTTAAAGCAGTGGCAGCGGCGGCAAAGAACTTCACTATGAAAAATGTTTCTGAGCTGGCTGAGACCGCTGTTTCGGCTATAGAAGAGGTTGAACAGAACGCTGTGCCAAAAACAAGGAAGGTAAACGGAAAAGCATTGAGCGCGGATATCACGCTCAATGCCTCGGACGTTGGTGCGGCTGCATCAGGTCATACGCACAGCGGATATGTTCCGACTACGCGTAAGGTGAATAACAAGGCTTTGAGTGCTGACATCTCTTTAACTGCTTCTGACGTGGGAGCAGCTGCATCAGGTCACACACATAGCAATTATGTGCCGACTACGAGAAAAGTTAACGGAAAAGCTTTGAGCGCTGACATAACGCTTGGTGCTTCGGATGTCGGCGCAGCTCCTACAAGCCATTCACACAGTAACTATCTTACAACCTCACAGAGAGGAGCGGCTAACGGTGTTGCGAGCCTCGGCGCTGACGGAAAAGTTCCGGCTTCACAGCTTAGTTCCACTGGACTTCTGCCGCAGATTGTTGTTACTTGTCCAAGCGGAAGTTCTGTGACCTGCAAAAGCGGGTCTACGACCTTAACAGCTACAAGCAACGGCACGGCAACTTTTAATTTGCCGGGATACGGGACTTATACAGTTACGATTGCAAACGGCAGCACATCTGTAAGTAAAACGGTCGTTGTGGATACAGTTAAGCAATACAATGTAAGCTCATACCATGACAAGCTGTCAGACAATTCCTGGAGCGAAATTGCCCAGGCATCTGAGGCTCATGTTGCTAAGAATATCTGGCAGGTTGGCGACGAGATAAATATAACTGTAAACGGTGAAACCCTCACTCTTGTTATACTTGGCTTTGAGCATGATGACTTAGCGGACGGAAGTGGAAAGGCGGGCATCACCTTTGGACTTAAAAACCTGATGAAAGATAAGCGAGCTATTAACTCGTCGCATACATATTATCACGAGACAACTATGCATAGCTGGCTTAACAGTACCGTTTATAACGGTTTACCGGCAGAGTTAAGAAGCGTTATTAAGAGCGTGAACAAAACTATTATTAAAAGTGTAAATGTACCGCCAAGTGGAGCACCTGAAATTACATATGGGGCAATATCAACTAAAGTTTTTCTGCCAGCCGTTTATGAGGCTAGTGGATATGGCTCATCCAAAGAAGGCAACAGATACAGTTACTATGCAACAAACAGCAGTTTAACTAAACGCTTGTCGAATGGTTCAGGAAGTATTTCTGAATGGTGGACGCGATCATATTTTGAAGGATTAACTCTCTCCTATTATTGGTACTGTAGTGCTCAAGAAAGTGGTATGCCTGCCGCAGCTCCGAGCGAAAGCAAGGGCGTTAGCTTTAATTTCTGTGTCTGAGATATTGGAGGAAAAGTTTTATGTACATAATATTGGACAGTAAAAGTCTTATAAAAGAAATCTGCGGAAAGCCCTGCTATGTCAGACGGCAATCTAACGGAGTGGTCATTTTAACGGAGCGGGTGAACGCCGACGCTATATACTCAAGCGAGACAGACAGCTTTTATCCGGTCGAACGCATAGGCTATCTTTGCGACAGTCACAGGCTTGTCGAAATTGAGAATGTGCCCGAAAATGTTACAGCCGGTTACTGGTACTTTGATTGTGGGCAGTTTTATACAACTGAAGCAAAGCTTAAAGCGCTGGCAAGGGCAAAATCTCCTGATGTAGCTGGATTGATATTTGTAAGCATGGCACAGGAGGGTAAGTTTGACGACACTACAATAGCGGAACACGCTGAGCAGTTTCCGCGGTGGAAAGAAAACATTTCTTATATCGCCGGGGACATCTGTGCACATGAAGGCAAGCTTTACAGATGTCTGCAAGCGCATACTTCACAGGCAGACTGGACGCCTGACACTGCCGTCAGCCTTTTCAAGGCTATAGGAGATCCTACAGTGGAATATCCGGAGTGGAGCCAGCCCATAGGAGCGGTTGACGCTTATGCTATCGGGGATAAGGTATCTCACAATTCAAAGCACTGGGTTAGTACGACGGACGCTAATGCTTGGGAGCCTGGAGTTTACGGATGGGAGGAAGCGGCATAATGCTTATAACCGGTGAAACTATAATAGCTGTTGCGGGAATCATCACAGCTCTCGGCGCGATATTCGGCTTGATTTTTTCCGTTTACCGTTGGTACCTTAAACAAAACCGGCAGGATGAAGAAATAGCGAGAATCCAGAAGGAAAATTCCTTGATTTGCTTCGGATTATCTGCTTGTCTGGACGGTCTTATACAGCTTGGTGCTAACCACGACGTAACCAAAGCCAAGGAAAAGCTGGACAAGCACTTGAATCAGTCGGCACATGGGCAGGAATAAAGTAAACAGCGGGAGCGGGCGCAGGAAGCGGGAGTTTTCCAAGGTGATTTTTCATGAAAAGAAGTACTAAAAAAAGCACCGAATTTTCTAAGATTGCGCTTATGTTGCAGTACATCGTTTCTTTTCTGTTAGTCGCAACGACAGTGATAGGGACGCTAATAGGCAATGACGTTACCGCCGTTGCCGCTCTTGCCGGCACATCAATTCTAGTTGACGGCTATACGACTAAGCACTACTACTGGAAGGCCAGAAACGAAAACCGAGCGAAATACGCGCAGGAATTCGTAAAATCATTTGCCGAGACTTACGGCATCGAAGCCGCTATACAGTTAGCTGAAACGGTACTTAAAGAATAACTATTATGCCCTGATGAGGGCAGAAAGTGAGGAAGACATGACAATATCAATGTTTCTAATTCTCTTATCGGCATTTTCAATGATAGTTGGACTTCTCGTTCAGGCACTTAAAAAGCTGCTTGACGAGGGCGGACAACATTACTCTTCAAACGTTGTTGCCTGCATCGTTGCGGCAATTGTCGGAATCTGCGGCACCGCCGTTTACTACGGTCTGGCAGGAATCGCGTTTAACGTAACAAACATTATTTGTATGATACTCATGGGATTAGCCACCGCAGTGGGCTCCATGATTGGGTATGATAAGGTTATTCAGACTATCAAGCAGATTACTATGAAAGGAGGCGGCGAGAATGGCGGTTGAGATTAAGGGGATTGATGTTTCAAAGTGGCAGGCTCACTCAGACGGTCGTACAAAGGTTGACTTTGAAAAGCTGAAAAAGCTGGGATATGATTTTGTAATCCTGCGGGCATCTATAGGACTGTCGGAGGACGTTGCGTTTCATAGCCATTACATGGCGGCAGGGGATGCCGGCTTGCATATCGGTGCTTACCATTATCTTAAAGCCAGCACGGTCAAGGGAGCTTTAGCGGAAGCTGAATTTTTCCTTAAGACTATGAAAAACAAGCGCTGGATTGACTATCCGGTCTGCTTGGACATTGAAAATAATGCGCAAAAATTACTTGGGAAGAAAAAATGCACCGATGTAGCACTTGCTTTTTTGCAGAAGGTCGAAGCTGCGGGATACTACACCATGATTTACTCTGGTGCGAACTTCATAAAGAATTATCTTGATATGGAGCGGCTGAGGCACTTTGATGTGTGGCTGGCTTGCTATACGTCCGAGGCAAGGAGGAAGGAGCTTTACAAGCATGATATCTTGGGCATTTGGCAGTATAGCTCATCCGTGGTTCTGCCCGGGGTGTACTCTGGGCGGCTGGATCAGGATGTGGCTTATAAGGATTATGCGAAAATAATCCTTAAGAACAAACTAAATAACCTTTAAAGCAAGCCCCGCTTTTGGATGGTTAAATTTCATCCAGAAGCGGGGCTATTTGTATATATTGTATAAAAATATGGCGATATATTTGTTATGATTTTAATAAAAAATTACTGCAAAATGCTTGACATACCACCTTAAAGGTGGTATAATAAAATCACAGAAAGGGAAAGGAAAATCCCAAAAACCAGAAAGGCTAATAAAATGACAAGAGCAGAACTTATTACTTTGGCAAAGGAAACCTTAGCAGAAATTTTTGACTGTGCTAAATATGATATTAACGTAACACCTACAAGAAAGGGAAATGGAGCTTATATTTGCGTAAAAGAGATTGTAAAGGGTGAAAGATTTAATGAATACTGGCAGGTAGGATATAACAAGGCAATATATGCTATTGCAGGTGAAAGAAATGTTGTTAAGGCTATAAAAAAAGCGTATATGAGCTACGCAGCGTAAAAGTATTTTAAAATATGCGTGCCGGTGAAATATCCGGCGCGCATCATGCTTAGAAGAATGCAAAGGAGTAAAAAGATGAAATACCAAGAGTTTTACAGCTTATATTCGTCGGCTATTGACAGCCCGGACTTTGAGACGTTTGTAGCCGATGAGGGATTACCGCCTTGCTTTGAGGATTATCCGGACGAACAAATAATGCACATATTTAAAGCGATATGGACTTTGAGAGACAATCCGACAAGAGGCATCAAAACGGTATGCGGTTTAACCAATAAAGCGATCAGCGAAAGGTACCGCATACCAATAAGGACAGTCGAAAACCGCTTAGCAAAAAGTTACGATGGTGTAAGGGGCGCTTACGATGCCATAATGCTGGCATACTGCGTGTTTGTGGACGAGGAGATAATATAAGACTGATATATACAAACGTTAAGAGGAAGGAACGAAAATGCCAAGGAAGCCCGATTTAAGTTTGATAGGACAAACGTTTAACAATTTAAAGGTTTACAGATTAACCGACGAATACAACACATACAATCGCAGGCTGTATGAGTGTGTCTGTCTGCTCTGCGGCAAAAAAAGATTAGCAACAAAATCCAATCTTCTGCGCGGGGAAATTAAGGACTGCGGAAACCACAAACCATATAACGATATTACCGGCAGACAATTCGGCAGGCTAACGGCATTGTATGTTATGGATAACCGTACAGAGAGCAGCGGCAGGATATGGCACTGCAAATGCGAGTGTGGGAACGAGTGCGATGTATCGTCCAATGATCTAATAAAAGGCAATGTAAAATCCTGCGGATGTTTGCACAGAGATAAAATAAAGGATTTATATGTTGATGGGACAGCACCCTGCAAGCTGGATGGAAGTAATATCCGCTCAACCAACACTTCAGGCGCGACTGGAGTGTGGTTTGACAAAAGTCGGGGAAAATGGCGCGCGGAGATAATGCTTAAAAGAAAGAAGTATTATCTTGGACGATACGAAAAGAAAGCGGACGCCATTGCGGCAAGAAAGGAAGCGGAAAAAGTTGTTTTCGGGGAATTCCTTGAATGGTATGAAACGTATCGGAAGCAGATAAAGGGATAATATAGGTAGTTGTGAAGTTTTTCTTTGCGGCGGCTTGCTCTATATCATGCTAAATCCTGCATACATTTACTGCATACATTACTACACATTTATAATGCCTTGTCATGCTACATCATGCTTTTAAATGTAGTTACAAAAACATGATAAAACCCGCATAAATGCTCAA